CAGCCGATGAGCCACTGCATGAGAGATTTTTTAAATATGAACGGCGACATATAACGATTCGGTGAGACTTCAAGCAGCCAGGAAAGATTTTGTATTTCTGCGTCGGGCATGATGCGTTCAATCTTAAACCTTTCTGGATTTGTATAAGTATAAAGCGGAATCTTTGCCACATCGTCAGAGAGAACATTGATGCACCGAAAGGCCGTGGCGATGTTCTTTGCCGACTCAATCGTAACAACTTTTCCCGCCGACGAGCTCCAACCGCCCCAGATATCGCCCATCGTATGCATCGGAGCAAGGCCGGGCGGCATCCGGGCGAGCATTCCTGATAAAATCAAATTACATCACTCCTTGCTTTCGGCGGCGAGTTCTTCGGCGTGCTCCCTAAGATATTCGGATACTTTTATATATCCTTCAGTGTTCTGGTCTTCGCCAAACCCTCTGAATTTAACTCGCGCCGGATATGCATCCGTAACATTTCCGCTATCGTCAACATCAAGGATAATTGACCATCCAACGGTATGCAAGATCATGTTTATCCACCAAAAAAGTCCGATTTCGCGGAATTCTTTCCAGGTGTGCCTATCAACCATCGTTATCACCTCTTGTTGTCAGAAACTCTGATTTATAAACAACAGTTCCTTTACGTAGCATCTCGCGCACAGTGCTAAAGTCTCTTTTCTGCGCAAGGTCTACTCCGGCATAAACATCTCTAAGGGGCGTTAGTATGTCACCGCACGCCGGGCAATTATGCCCGTCCGGGAATGACTTTGAAAAGACGGACATTTCCCCGCACTTGAGGCATCTAAACAAAGTCGCATTTGAGCTCATTTACATCACCTCTTTTTTTGGAATCTGCTAAGTATGTTCTGTACCGTCGGACTTTGCAGCGCCATCCCCGCGAAGTATGCGGCAACTAAAAACGCAACCCCCAGAATATAAGTTCCGAGAATTGCACCAACCATATAGGACGCTATGACGAAGGAGATTAAAGCGAGGAAAACAAGGATATCATCGAGGTTAGCAAGGATGTGTTTCATAATTTGCATTCGCCTACCTCACAAACAAATATATTATAAAAAATAATACAGCCGGTGCAACCAGGCCTGCATATACAAAATTCGCCGCTCTCTCCGTCGCCTTTTGCCCTTTAATCGTATTAATCAGACTACCTACGAAACGTAGCGCCAGTAATATAAATCCAAACCATGCAAGTATAATCATACCGTCGCGCCTCTATTCGTTTCTTGCTATGCTTGCATTCGCCCACATAACAACCTGCTCAAGGTTCGTCAGCGCCAGTGAGAGCTCGCGTGATTGCGGGCACTCTTTTTGTAACATCTCCGCAAATTCATGCCCTTTTTCTCTGATCGCCGTATATTTTTCCGGCTGCCCTTCTTTCGGCGCATGATAAGTAAAATTCTTTTTCAAATCCATTTCTGCTCTCCTAAATTCTATATGTGCCGTTCTGTGACAATCTTTGTTTATTGCGTCAGGATTGTAAGCGCATGATAATTTACTGCAATTTATATTTTTATCAGGATCGCATTCATACAATATTTCTTCCGCCATAATGTTTCCTCTCCTAAAATCCAAAATCATCCGCCTATCGTTAGAAGGTTAAATGGCCCCCTAACCCCCGCGCTATAATCTTCGGCAGCTTGAAGCGCCATCATAATTCTTTCCGATTGAGGCAGCGATTTTGTTGAAAACATTGACCCAAGCGCGATATCTTGTCCGCATCCGACTGATGCGAAATCTCCGAACACTTCTCCAACCTGAAAATCGCTTTCGACAGTGAATAATCGGCCTCGGTATCCTACTAAAAATGTGCCGCCAGTCTCTTCATTGCTACTTACTTTTGAATAACCGCCGTTTTTAAGGCATTGGCGAACGCCCTCGACAAAATCGGAAACCATAAACTCATAGACGTCTTGCCCTTCCGTCATCTTTGGCGGTGTAAACTTAAATCTCAGCAGTTGACCCATTCGAAAGGATGAGGTAAACCCGATAAGGAATTCGCCGTTTATAAATACTTTGCTATCTTTTCGGCGCTCAATGGCATACCCGCCAACGCCAGCACTGTCCGCGCCCATATAAATCTTCCCGTTATCAATGCTTCCAATTATGCATGTCATATGTAATTACCTTCCTAAAATCCAAAATCATCTGACATAATCTTGTCGCTTAAATCCTTCGGCAGTTCGTCAAACGCAATCGTTCGGGCCAACGTATTTATCGACGCCGCCAGTAGATCGACGCGCTGAGAATCGTCCTTATTCTTTTTCGATATCCTGATATTTTCGTTCGTGTCCGAATACTGATAGGCGTTCGAAACGCACCAGTCTAACAGAGGATTTTCTTCGTGGATAAGCCTCCCTTGAATCGTCAGCTCGCGAAATCGCTTTGTCGGCTCGGACAGCGTGACAATATTCTGCCGGACCTCCACGACTTTGTAATTCTTTTTTTCAAGAGTGTTTTCAATTTGCGTTGCCATTGCGCCGTCTAAGTCCCACTCTATGGCCTGTATCTTATCCGAGAATTCCATCTCTTGAACGTGTTCTATCAGATAGTCGTAGTCAACGACCTCGCCCTCTGTGGCCGTGCAGTGGCCCTTGTCAATCCAATCCCGATAGGGTACGCGGTCAGAATGTTCGTGCCTAGTTACCGCCGCGTCGGGAATAAATCCGTGTGCCCTCAAGCCGTATCTGCCGTCTCGCAATTCGAATAAAAAAGCCTGCCCGGTTAAGTCCGTACGCTTCGATAAGTCGGCACCGACAAGACACGGCAATCCAACGATTAGTTTTGCAAATTCTTCGCGTGATACCTCTGCCGCTTTCCATTTATCCATGCAACCATCCATATATTTATCTGTGCTGCCCTCTTGCCACAGGTCGCAGCGCTTTATAAGCCACTCGCGAATCTTCGCAGGATCCCCGGAGCCGTAAGCAAGGTCGTGTTCAGATATAATTTCTTGCAGAAGGATGTCGCTATACTCGGTCGGCTCCTGAAGCATCGGGTTTGCTTTGACGAGGTTTTTGAAATCGTGCGGATCGTCGCCGCGATCGAGTTGGCGGATGATACAAAAATAATCCTCCTGGACTATTTCACCATTGAGGATTTTACAGCAGATATCATATTCTTTTTTACACGGGCTGTTCTCAGCGTTGTTGCCCGCCGTGGTGATTATATACATCAGGCACTGAGCACGCTTACCCATTGATGACTGTCCCACGTCATACATAAACGATGTCGTGTGTTCATGGTATTCGTCGATAATATAAATACATGGAGCTGCACCGTTCTTGTTCTTTGTGTCCTTGGAGAGAGGCCGGAGCATTCCGCCCCGCGTCTTATGCTTTACGACAGAAGACATGATATTTAGATGCTTCTCAATATCGGCGCTCGCCTGCCCCATCGTGACGGCGTCCTGCCAAACAATCTTGGCTTGCTGCCGGTCGACAGCCACACAGTCAACCTCAGGACTCAGTTCATATGTTCGCTGTTCCGGATGTCCCGGCGGATATGCGCAGTCAGCGCACATACCATAATTTGCGATTCCGGACGCCTTGACCGACTTAGCATTTCCCCTGGCTTGCATGTCGAATGCCTTTTTAAATCGACGCCGGCCGGTGTCTTGGTGAACCCACCCAAAAACACAACTCAAGTCAAATCTTTGTGAGCTGTTTAATTTAATCAACTCTCCAGACAACACGCTGCGAGGATGTCTGCAGCACGTTTCAAACCATCTGATTATTCGGTCAGCACGGCCAATGTCGAAAACATATGGAAAATTATCTGCGCCCTGTCGGTTTAGGTCGTCGAGTTGGCGTTGACATGATTTGATTTCCCACGAGCAGGCAGGACCGCGCAGGCCGGAGACTACTTCACGGGCATAGACTTCGGACGAGTGCATTTTATCCGAACATATCGGCATTTTCTGATTCCTCGGGTTCTTTCTGTTTCTTCGGGATATTCTTTGTCTTTGCAAGCGGGTTTAGGAAAAGCCTATCCTCCATTTTTATCAACATGTCCATTTTTTTATTGATCGCTGATTCGATGGACAATAAGGCGTTTACAGAAATCATGTCGCGGAGTTGTTTCTTAACTTTATAGCTGAATGTCCTTATTTCTTGGTCATCGTCTTCGACAACAGAATCTAACGCCTCGTCCAGTTCATGCATATCATAATGGATTTCCTTGATGCGCTGATATGAACTTAATAAGTCCTGATATTCAGCGAACGATTTACAGTATCTTGAAAGCAACCCGGAGTCGCCGGAGCTCACAAAATCAAAATCCTTATAGAGGGCGGTTATTTCCTTCCACTTTGCATAGGCAAAAATATCCGTTTTCACAAACTCTGGACATCTTAACTTATGATCTCCAAAACGAATTTCAGTATTTTTCCTGTTTTCTATTTCCGCTTTGGTCAAATGCTTTTTGCCCGCCATCACAAGCAGTTCGATCGGTTTTGCATTCCTGCCCGCCATGGATATCCACTCCTTTTTATTGCGATAAACTCTAAAATGGTTCATTTGGGGAACTTTTCAAACACCAGAACATGTAACGCTCTCTTATTTTGTCTGCCAGAACAAAAAGCGGCTGGGGGATAGGTTATGTGCCAACCTCATTTAATCTCGCAAACGCTCCAAAGTGTAATAGTGCCGCTGAGTTATAGGCGCGGGCCGCATCAAATTCATTGTCATAGCGACCTAAAGCGCGACTGCGACCATCGGCTTTTATGAAGGCTACATATTTGCTTCTGATTTTATCGTACGAAACGCCTTTGTATTGACTTGTATGTTTGCTAGAACGCTTGTTCTAAATGTTTTCTTGATTATTGCATGGACGCAAATTGGCGCGTCTGTTGTCTAACTTATCCCCCATTTATGTGGTCTATCATGACGCCTGGACCTGCATTAAGAATGATGCGATGCATTCTGCACATTTTTTTGTTTATCATACTAACCGCATATCCTTGAGCATTTACGCACCATGTGGACTGCTTCAGCAGACTGTAGTCATCATCGTCAATAAGTATTTGCTTGCCTGATGATGTAATAATTATGCAGTGGTTTTTTGATTCAATAGCTTTGTTCATAACGTCCTCCTTACGTATCTCCAAATGGCGTAAGGAAAGCAGGGTGGAGCGCCCTGCTTGTCGTGTAGCTATCACTATCCCTTATGTTTTTATTTAAACTGTTGTTTAAACCTTATTCTCCTCGCCTTGTGCGTGTTGAGTGGCAAGATGCGCAAAGCCCCATCCAATTATCTTCTGACCAAAATAGTGCTCGATTACCGCGATGTTTCCGCTTATGGTGTACTTGAACGGCTATTCCTCCGCAGTCACTGCAATATGGGTTTGATGCCAACCACGCTTTGCTCGCCCTTGACCATTCTGGAGTATACATAGATTGTATGGCCCTGTCCCGCTGCCATCCCGCCTTAGGATGCCGTTCACAGCATCCGTTGTCTACGGCAATGCGCGAACAACCGGGATGTTTACAGATGGCAAGCGGTCTGTTAATCAATATATTCTCCCTATACATAGCAAGGCTAGGCAGAACCGCGGCGAAAGGAATGACCGTGAGTTGTCTAACGTCTGCCCATTTACCTTGCCTGAATGTTTTGTCCGGCGTGACAGTGTGCCACAATAGGCCGTCACGAACTGTTTGTGTTTTGGTAAAACTGCTTTGTTCCCGCCCCAACAATTTGATGCAGTTTACATTTGCCACCCAAAAAAGAAAAATCGCCTATGATTTTTCACAAGCGATTTCTTTTCCGTCCTTACTCTACCATATTTATGGTCCGTTTTTTATCATCTTTTTATCATGTTTTTGCTAAATGCTTACATAACCCATTTCCAGCGCAACCCGACACAGAATATTATTGACATGGCGATATGCCTGCGCCTGTGATAATCCTACCTTTAACCCAGCCCCCACAACCGTGTATGCTTTCTGCCAGTAGATTAATTCGATGAGTTTGACGTTAATTGCGTCACAGCCATTAATAACGCTCTCGACCGCTTTGATACATTTTTCGGTTTCCATTATGTACGGGCTTGTAGCGATTCTGAGCGCTGTTTGCTCTGTCGGCATACTAACGCTGCCGTGGCTTGTCCCTGCTGTCAGTGATAGATGTGTGACCGCTGACGGTATCATATCGTTTTTGTATTGCTCCAGTTGCTTTTTATCCTCATGGTAGTGTTCAAGTTGCCACTCGACAAACTCACGAACGCGGCGTTCAAGGGCAAAAGAATATTTCATTTTACCTCCCCACCAGGAAAATATCTGTTATTATCTTCCTCAATATGTGCCATCAGTTCATCTACAGAATCCTTTATTCTTTTAATTTTCTCCACTATTGATTTAGTTTTTCCATATGATTCGTATGTTGTAAACCGATGCAGGCACTTAACGCATTCCCTTCTTCTGCGTATCTCCAGAGAATCTTCCGTATCCCTAGAATCTAATACGCTACTTTTATTGCTTCCACAATATGGGCACTTCACTATTTATCCTCCCCATCAATTTCAATCTCCGCTTTCCAATCCCGTATTCCCTTTGGTGTTGCCATAAACGTAATCATTTTTATCACAGCATTACAGTTTTCCTCTGTACCACATTCGATTGTTATTGACATTTCCTTTTTAACTTTCTCAACTGACTTGTACTGAGCGCATTCAGCATCAACGTCATAGCAGCATTCCGGCGCGAACCGCTGACCCCAACATAATTTACCGACTTTATATTTGCATGTTGTCATATATCCTCCTGCTGCAACGATTCCAATATAACTTTTTCACATTCCTTCCCGCAACACTTATCAATATTTTTCCATCCGATGCAAAATCCGCAGCCATCGCGGTCATAAATTAATTTTGCTAATTCTTCGTCGGTCATTGCTCTGATTTTATCTGCGTTTGTCATTTCCCCGCCTCCCGTCTAAGCCATCCCAATATGCACCGATAACACGCACCGTTTGAAAAATCTTTGTCGCATGTATAACCTGGGTAGTGAGTGCAAAATCCTTGTTCCATGAGCGATTTTGCTATTTGTGCGTTTGTTTTGCAATCAACAAACTGCAATTTTATGCTTTCAGCGTTTGTCATCTCTGTGCCTCCATCAAATCCCTTGCCCGCCTAATAATCTGCACCCATCGTTGGTCTACATATCCTGGGTCATGCGTTTCCTCTCCGCGCAACCATTCTTTGATTAGTAAGAGCATTTCGGCATCACTGAGTAATTGAGTCATGGCATAACCTCCACGTTGCAAAGCATCCTGACCTTTTCGTATGCTGCCCTCGCGTCAACCCCCATAAACTCTTGGCAAAGTTTCATTGCTCCATATAACCCATTACGATTGTACTCGGCTTGGATTTTTTGGATTGCTAAGGATTCGTTGTGTAGGATCATTTCTTGTTTAGTCACGGCGTATCAGCCCTCACAATCTTGCTTATCCGCCACGGCGGGTAAAATGTGTTGTCGTGCCAGAAACCTTCATTTACAAACTGGACGCATGCTTTGTGTGCGAATTCAGGCGTGACTGGTATTTGAACCGGCGGTATTTTGGGGGTTACGATGTGGATGATTAACTCCATGATTCTGCTCCTTTCAGCGCCGCTTGCGCTTCTGTTTCCGAATTAATACGTCCGACAACTTTCAGTAATAGATGTTTTAGCTCTTTCGCGTCATTGGTCATTGGGTCGTTGGAATAAGCATATTCACGCAAAAGCATTTCAATATTTTCTTCAATATCTATCCAATGCCGATATTGCTCCAGTTCCTTGAGCGCATCGGCGAGTTCGTCGGGCGTGCCGAGCGCGCGATATTTTTCATATTCGCTTTTATGATCTATTCTTGGAATAATGGGTATTGGTTTTCTTTCGTATTCCGCGTCTTCACACGGCCCCATTAAGCACGGTTCTATAAAATCAACTCCATCCGAATGTAGGCGGCAATCGTTGCAGTGTGTTAAATAAATACATCTTGGTTCAGGTCTATTCATTTGGCTCCTTTCGCGTCTAGTGCAGCGCGGGCGGCGTATTCGGTGAGGAAGACGGTTTTGCCGAGTGCGCTTATCGGATATCGCTTTCTTTCCCTCTTCCACAAAATGTTGTGCTTAACCTGTATTTTCATAAGCAGTTGCTTTTTAGTCTTGGTGATTGCGACTATCTCGCCTTTAAGAAACTTTCCATTTTCAATGGTCTGAAAGTTCCATACGTTACCCCAAGTTCTGCAATCAACTTTTACTGTGTCCCCCGCCTTGCACGGCAGCCTCACCAACAACCCTGCCGCTTCATCATCCCGGTACCGCTGCAGCTCGTCGAACGCTGTCTGTACTTCCTCCGGAGACTTGCCCCCACAGATATGACGGTAAGCGGCGAACATCAATTCATGGGCTTGGATATCGTCAGGGGTTAGGTTGGTGGATTCATAGGCGGCAAGACGGTTTATAATCTGTTGCAGCGCATTCCAGTCGTCATCATCAATATCAAAAATAAACTCCATGCCGTAGTTTTTCATTATGCAAAGATCACCGACACGGTGCGTCAGCTTCTCATTTTCCGTAAGCATTGTGTTATTCCTCCTTCGGCGGCTCCGGAAGTGGTCGCCAGTGCGTGACGGGCGAGTCACCAAACCACTGCACAATATCGGTGTGATCTCTTATCCATCTTTTTCCTTTGTTCATATACGCCTCTCCGGTCATCGTGTCCCAGTAAGCGATCACACGTTCTCCCGGTATCGGCAACCTCTCGCTCATCGGGATCCACCGCTCAGCCTCAAGCTGTTTTTCAAGGTCGGTTATGTAATCTAGCAATTCGATCGTATCAGTATCAGATTTCTTGACATAAAGCTCCCATGTTGTACCTTCAGCAACATCAGATGTGGCTCTTTTGCGAATTGCATCAAAGTCAGGTCTCATTTGGCTCCTTTCCTGTTTGGGTAATATTTAGCACCTTTGCACTTTTTCTGCATGCACCATCCCCGTTTATCCACACAGTTTTTATCAGCATTGTCGCAATATGGCGCAAAGTTTGGAACTCCTGTGTGAACATAGTCAAGAAAGTCATCAATTGACATTTCGCGTTCTGCCGTCAACTCATCGATATAATCGAGCAGCTGAAAAGTATACTTGTCTGACAGAAACATATACCGGATATTGCCTTCTTTGCATAGCCCGTCTGTCGCGTGCTGGCGAATCGCTTCAAGGTCAGGTTTCATTTGCTCAGCCCCTTCCATTCCCATTGCCAATCATCATATACGCCAGTGTTATCATGGTTTTTTAAACAGGTATTGCACGGGTCATCGCGAAAGTCAACTTTTGTGTGTTTACAAGTTTCGCAAGCATCTAAATTGCTTTTGATAAACTCAAGCACCTCGTCGCGTTCTGCCGTCAATCGGCTGTTGTCTCTTTCCAGCAGCGCGTTTTCGCTGCGAAGATCACGCATATCTTTCAGCAGTGAATTGTAATGGTCACAGCTTTCCAGCGTCGCCTGATGCTCTAAATATAGCAATTCTTGCATGCCGTCATTTTCTTCGCGCATCCGTGCGCTTTCGGCTGTCAGTACTGTGATGGCGGCTTGCTGGGCTTCGATCGCATCGGCAGCATTTTCCATGACTTTAAACTCGATGCACATATGCACGCTCGGCAGGTTGTATTGGCACGAATCGTTTGTGCAATTTGCGCGTCCTTCTTTACGGCTGCATCTTAGCGCTGTTACTATTTGCTCAATGTTTTCCATCGACGTCCTCCATCTTCCGTAAATAATCATCTATCCGCTTGTAAACACTTACAACATATTCGTTTCTCACGTCCGTTTTGTTGTGCTTTTTCAGT